TTCCATTATTCTCTAATTACTAATTGTAAATCCTTAATTAAAATGTCATCATTGTTTGCTGGATTTTCAACATAAATCTCTAAATAATCATTTAATTCCATTAATACACCATAATTGATGGCCGCAGTTCCATCAGAAGTTGCAGTTCCGGCAATCACATCAACATTGGAACCGGCTAATAAAACACCGTTTTTGTAAATATAGAATACATAATCAGCCGAACCACCGCCTTGTTTTTGATAGGCAATTGAAGCGTGAATCGAAACAAATTTTTGCTTATTTCCAATGTAAGTTGAACGTCCGCCGGTTGTAACTGTAAATCTTACACCGGCTTGTTGTAACGCATTTCCGCCGGTATTTATTACCGTTGGTACTCCGGCGGTCAAAACAGTATTAGTTGTGTTTCCGGTTAACGTCATTACTGTTCCGCTTGTTGAATTTAATAAACCTTGATTTGAAAAAATATCATAATTCAATGTTGCAGTTTGCGAATAATCCGGAAGCAATATAACCGGTATTTCCGGCAAAAATACTTTTCCGGTTGTTAATCCTAAATTGATAAAAGCATTTGAAGAAATAGTTCCAAATCCGGTTGTTGAAGCGGTGTTTATATCAATTCCATTTTGCGTTTGTTGTGGGTGAACAATACAACCGTTAATATTAACCGCGCCAAATGAAGCAATATTGTTTGCTTTTAATTCAATCATTGAAACAGTTGACCAACCTCCAGGAGTTGGAATTGTTGTTTCATCAAACCAGCGAATTAATTCGCAAGAACTTAATTGAATTTTTGAAGTATCTTCAAATCTCAATCCAAAATTTGTTGCTTTAATGTAAAAGAATAAACAGTTGTTTATATCAACTAAATCAAACCCTTTAATATCAATCACATCATAAGTTCCCCTAAATTGGCAATTAAATATTGTTAATACTTTTAATCTTCCGGCATTAAATGAACCGGCATTTATATTTGTAGCATCTAAAATTGAAGTGTTTACATTGTTACTTGAAAAACGAACTTGATTAATTCCAAAATTAACATCCGCAATCGTTAAAAGCGCACCGCTGCCATTCCAAATTAAATGGTCGGTATTTCTATCAGTACCAACAATTTCAACGCCTTCAACATTACAAACAAGATTGCTATTTATTGTAATTTCACCGCGTACAAAATAAATCGTATTTGCCGCAAGTGTTATTGTTCCAGCAACCGCAGTTCCAAAATCTGATTCTTGCGAAACCTCAACCCAATTTGAAGAATTGATTGTTGGCGTAAATACAATATTTGAATTATACGCAACAACACCATTGGAATCTTGCCACGTTGCCGTTCTTTTTGTTCCGGTTGCTATATCTGCAACATCGAATGCAATTTGTTTTGTGTTATCAATCGCATTGTAAACGGCAAATTGATTATCATTTAAAAGTATTTGAGCATCATTTATTTTTCTCCAAGAACCGGTTTCAGATAAATATAATCCGGAAGCTTTATAATTTAATAAGAATCGTGAACCGCTTGGATTTAATACCATCCAAAATTCACCGGGAACGGTATTTGCAGCCGGTAAATCAGCGTAAACTGATACTTCACCCTTCCAACCGGTGAATGCCGCTTGTTGTCCTCTATCTAAGTGTATAACCGGTAACGACATAATTATTTAAGTATTAAAGGAAATTCAACTGTTCCGGTTGTGTTTGTTTGTGCATTATAATTAATTCTAATATACAACCAATCCAAGTGTACATCATCAAACGCTTGACCAATTACCGCGTCCTCAGTTTGCAAATCATAAGGAAAGAAATCAACATTATTATTTGAAACCTCAATTGTATAAGTTGGTATATCATCTAATCCGGCCACAATTGGCGCAATTGACCAACCGTATTTGTAACATATTGCTTGTGAAATACTTGCTTCAGTTACACTTGCATCGTGCGAAGTTCCATCGGCAAATTGAAAAGTTAGTTTAATCGGGTTACTCATATCGCTGAATTAAAATGTTTTCTTCTTCCTTCAAAGGTAGGATAAACGGTTGAATTGTCTGAAATATATTGTTGAATACTTCGGTAACTTTCAATTGAACGGTTGTATTTGTCGTAAGTTCCGAAAGTTTCAGCCAGGACCATATTTGAATTTTCAGAATCACCGCGAACAATACCAACCGAAGTTGATTTATTTAAGTTGTAACGGTGCCATTCAAAATATACAAATGACATTAATAAATCTTTCATTCCTTTGCTTCTTTGCGGTCCACAAAGAACGTGATCAAAACAAAACGGTTCAAATATATCTGTATAAATTGCCGTTTGTGGAATTTGTGGAGTATCAACCGTTAAATCTGCATTGAATAAAGTGTATAATTCACACCCAAGTAAATCTTGCAAAGTATTCTTTTCAACGTCATCAATCATTGTTTCAAGTTCACAATCCGCTTGAAGCGTTAAGGCTATGTTATAAATTGGATTTTCTGTAAAATCAGAAGGTTGTAAAATTGCCATTGTTATTTGGTATAAATGAAATCAATAATTTGTTCTACTTTTTTTTTTTACTTTTTTTATTATTTCCGCTTTCCGATTTCTTTGAACTTCCTTTTGAATGTTTTTTTGCTTTACCGGAATCAATCCAGGCTGAAACATTTTCATTTGGAACTTCAAAAACTACACCCTTTGAACCAAGTGTTCTGTGATCAGCTAATAAAATCAATTTTGTGGTTTCCATAATATCTTTCTTTTAACTACAAAAGCGCACAACCAATGAAGGAAGTGCGCGATTATAAAGTAAATTAATACTATGGCTTCAATATTGCAGCAATTGCCGCAGTAATATCAGCTATGTGCATAAATGCGTTAGCATCTACATTACGTACTCTGAAGTTTAAACGTTCGTAAGCCTTAACAGTAACCAACTCTTTTTCAAAGTTTTCTCTGTTTTCAAAAGCTAATTCAACCGTTGCACCTCTACGTTGGAAAATTGTTCCTTTAGAAGAATCAAAGATATACGCTTCATTAACCGGTACTAATTGGTTTGCAATAACTCGCATTGCTCCGATATTAACACCATCAGAAGTAATCCAGTTTGGAACCATATAATTACCATCTGCATTTTTCAACAATTGCATTTTCATCGCGTCAACCGGGTTTAATAAAACCGTGTTAGCCATAAATTTGTTATTTTGTCCAAAATCAGATATTTGAGCAGCACCAACTTTGATTAAATCAATAAGCGTTGCATCTTGTATTGCAAGTGCATAACTTCCAGCAGCAAATGTTGAAGCAACCGCATCAACGGAATTAAGTTCCGGATAAACACCCGTTCCTAATAAAAGTTGTTGGTCAACTTTCAAAGCAACATCAGTTGAAACTAAGTTTCTGATTTCTGATTCGATGTATGGGAAATCTGACATCATATCAACGCACACGTCTACATAGTCGCGCACCTTGCTGATTTGCAGCGTTCTAACTTGCCAAGTGATTTTTGAATTATGCGTTGATGAAGCACAACCGGCAACATTTTTTGCATCTCTTACAATTGTTTCTTGGTCATTGTATTTCAAATATTCGCTTGAAATAGCTTGAACCGGAAACAAAGATTTCATTAATGTTTGTCTTGTTGCAATTTGGCCAACTCCTGGCTCCATTGTTGCAAAATCAGTTCCGGAAGTAATATCCGCAGCCGATTGACTTGCTTTGATTTCTAACTTTATAGTTCCAGCACCTTCTTTCAAAACTGTTTTTAGTCTTTCAGAATTTTCTTTTAATCCTTTAAAAACCGCAGCAGTAAAAGAAATACCTTCTTTTGATGTTGATGTTTCAACTTGCTCAACTAATTTCGCCATTTCTTTACCTTGCGCTTTTAAAGTTGATTTCATTGCTTCAAATTCAGAAACTTTAAGTCCTTCAACTAAAGCTTTTAATTCTGCAACATCACTTGCGTTTGCTTTTTCAGAAATTGATTTGTTCAATTCCGCTTCTTTTTCTTCACGGTGCTTTTCTAAAGCCGTGTGATAGTCGTTAATTTCGACCTCGTTTAATTTGCTGATTTCTTCAGCCGTTTTTCTTGTAAACATTTTGTTTATTTTAAATTAAAAAATTATTTCGTAAATTATTATTTATTTTGTGAGTGGATTGCTCCGGCTCGTTTTGAGTGTCTTTCGACGGCTCAATATCTTTTGCTTCAATTGTCGGTGTTAGTTCGTTACTACCTTGCAACACCGCACTAATTTCAACCAATTTAGCTTCTTTAACCGCGTAAAAGTAACCAAGTTCTTCGGCCTTTTCGCGATTTCCTATATTTTCAATGTTATCATTCCAAGTTTTAAATTCCGCTTTGTGTTCTTTGTCATTAACCGCAAAATCAATCTTTACGTAATACATACCAACGGAGTGCTGGTCAATGTTTCCATCTTTGTATTCCTGGAATATTAAATTATTATAATCTTTTCGAATATCGGAATCCATCATTAAAGCGGTTGTTGTTCCGGCTTTCTTAATTCCTAAATCGGACCAAGAAACTTTTTCTTCATAAATCTTTGAAGGAATACCAACTTTCGCGGTAATCTTTTGTTCGTGATCGTGTAAGTGCCAAATTTTATTTTGTCTTTCTGAAATAGATTTTCCAAATGTACCATCAAGATGAACATCACCGTGCGAATCCAACCAATTGTAAGTGTTGCCGATAACCGTTCTTTTAATTACATTATCAGTATCGTGTTCTTTTGAAGTGCTTAATGCCTTTAATGTTGAAGAAATTTCCGCTTCAGTTGTTGTTGGAGTAGTATGTTTCACAACCGCTTTTTTAAACTCAATTATTTCCTTGTTATGCTTAACAAGATAATCAATTTCTTCCTTTTTGGTTGCGAATGTTTTACCGGTTATTTTCATTTCTTAATCAGTTTATTTTCATTCAAAGATTTAATCTTTGCCTTTTTCAACTTTTCAATTTGTCCTTTACTCAATTTCTTGTGTTTCATTTCCAACAATTTCTTTTGCTTCATCTTCGGTTAAATTCAATGAACGCATAAGTGAAAACACTTTTTGTTCGTTTGATATTTGCGCTTCTAAGATACTAATAAATATTTTACTAACTTTTTCTTGTTTCGCGGCCATTTTATCTTCATCCTCGTGTAACACCGGAATAGATGAAAGATTTTGTCTAATTTCATAAGTTGTGTTATCTCTTTCATTCCAGGCCGGAAGTAACCATTCGGAAAGGCTTTGAATATCTTTTTGATTTACCGGAATAACCGCATTTGTAAACATTGATTTTTCCGCTTCTTTTCGGTTGTTATAAGTCTTATTGGCCGGATCATTAAACAATGAAGAATCAACACCGTATAAATTACAAAGGTCGCGCAACTTCATAACCGCGCTTTCAATAATCTTTAATTGTGTTGCATCCATTCCCATTTGGATAAAATCAACATTTGCTGAAGTTGCAATTGCCTTTCCAAACTTACTTGCGCCCATCATTCGATTATCAGCCGCTTGTTGGATTTGATTTCTTTCTTCCGGTGTTTGTGCGCGTTCTGATCGTGAAGTTATTAAACCTCTAATTCCTTGATTTCGTACCAAAACAGATTGCGCGGTTTTGTTATCATTTGAAGCAACCAAAGAAAGTAATCCGGCTTGTAATGGTGATAATCCCAAACAAGAAACCATTCCATAATCTGAAGGATTGTAAAACTTAACGTGGTTCATATCTTCAACCGGAACAATTAATTTATTCTTTCCTAACTCTAATTTGTATTGTTTCGGAATGTAATTGAAATCTTCAATTTTGCAATCAATAGTTAAAATATTATTATTAACCATTAATATTTCTTGAAATGCTTCACCAAATCCGGGTGTTCTTCGGCCACGTCTGAAAGTGTTACCTTTCGTTAATAAATTTGTAATTGACTGTTCAACAAAATCGTGAATGTTCTGTTGGTCGTTTGGTCTTGTTGTTACTATTTGGTATAAATCACCTTCGGTAACCATCACCCATTCATCACCATCTTTACGCCAAAGTTCACGCGGAATGTGTTTCGCATTGTCGGCAATCTTTTTGACTATTGCATAAACATCACCGTTGTTGATATAACCTTTTTCAATAACGCCTTCAGTCTTTCCAATGTCGAAATTAGAACCTATTTGATAAACCGCAACTTCCGGTCTTTCTGTTGCATCTTGAAACCAATTTGAGAAAATACCCATTCGTGAAAAATCTTTTTACAAAGTTAAACAAATTTTTTAATTAATTAATCGACATAAAAACCACCGTAAAGTTCAAAGTATTCGCGCATCATTATAGAATCCCAATCATCGGGTGATCGGCCAATTAAAGCTTTTACTTTATCCTTTGGAATCAATCCAAGTTTCCCATCTTTATCAATGTCTTTTAGTTTGATTTGCTCCATTTCTTCAGAAACAATATCAATAATATTTGAATCATTGCATACCTCAACAACTTCACGCGCTTCAATTCTTTTGGCCATTCGAATAGAACATTGATTTTTCAAGTTATCGTAATTTTCGCCAAGTGCCGGTCGGCTATTGTTTACGAATCCAACACATCCAAGATAATCAACAACACCACCACCAACACCATCTTCATCAGCTATTGTATTTGAATTGCTTATTTTATATTCTCTTTGAATTTCCTTTGCCTTATCAACAACTTCATTAATTAATGATTTGCCGAGTTCATAACGGTTAACACAAACAAACCCCTTCCAAACCCTATAAACTGTTTTATCCTTTCCTTTCCTTGCAACGTCAATTGTTAAATAACTTGTTGGTCCTGGAGTAACTTGTTGACCGTTCCAATAATCCATTATTGCTTCATATGAAATCAACGCGCTTTTATCATCGTCATATTCCCAATTTCCCAAAAGTAAACGTTGTCGGCTTACCTCATCCAATTGGTTTAAACTTTCAATGTAGGATTTAGGTAAATGCGGATTATCTTTTGGAAGTGATTGAATGAATTTTCTATATTCAATTAATTCTTTGTTTTTATACGGCCGGTAAAATTGTTTGTAGGTCCAATTCTTTGCCGGGTTGCAACTTCCTAAAATTTTCGGTATTAAATTAAATTCTTTTAACTTGTATCTAATTCTTGACTTTACAACTTGCCACGCTTTATAATTTACTTGATTGCATTCGTCAATAAATGCACCGGTGATTTCTAACGAACCAAGTGAATCAAAATTTGGATCGGAAGGATAAAGAAACAAATCTTTCATTATGATTTGGCTGCCATTTATAAATTGAATTACTCCGGATTGACTGTTATAAATCCAATGTTCATTAATTCCAAGTTCGGACGACATTTCAAAGAAAGTATTTAGCGTTGTTTCTTTTAATGTTTTTAGTTTACTTCTTCCCATTAACCAACGCGAACCCGGATAACTCAAACACCCTTCAATTAACCATAAACAACCAAATGCAGATTTACCACCACCAGCAGCACCGCCAAATAAAATTTCTGTTGTTGATTTATCTTTTAAATAATAAACCGCGTTGTTTTGTTTTGGTAATAGATTCAATCTTCATTCGGTTTTGTTCCTTCTCCTAAACTAATTATTATCGGTTGTTTATTACTTTGAGAATTATCCTTTTCATAAAAACCAATATGTTTTGAAATCATTTCCATCGCTTTGATTTTGTCAATAAATTTAATTTCAATTTGAATTTCTTCTTCATCAGTTCCAGGAATCCGGCGCGTTGTTCTTTTAAATCCGGTTATTAATCTTCTTATTTCGGGCGCAAGTTCTTTTATCTGTTTTGCGGTTAACATCATCAAATCTGTATAGTCACCTTCAACCCAATTTTTAAGTTCTTTCAAAACACCATCAGCACTCATTTCAATTCGATTTGAACGGCTTTCTTTTAATTCAGAAATTTTTGATTGAACACTAACATTTACTAACAACCTTCCGGCTTGTTCATTTGCAGTCTTTTTGGAGTAACCAGCACGAATTGCGGCTTGTGTTGCATTTAAATCAATTAAATACTCTTTACAAAACATTTCTTGCTTATCTGTTAGCTTACCCATTTAACAAAGTTAGTTAATTTATTATTTACATATCATCCATACACCAAATTGGAGTTTGTTTGCCAACATACGAATCATTCACATTGATATAAAAATATTCTGTTGCATCTTCAAAACTCATTTCTTTTTCAAGTATGTTAATACACTTTTTAACTGAATATATTATTCTCATAGTATTTTCTTCAATACCAATTATAGCATCATCAAAACCATCAGCGATTAATAAATCTTCATCACAATATCTGTTTAATATTTCTTCTTTGATAGTTAAAACTTTAAGCATAAAATTCTGTTTTATCCAATTTGAAAGTTCCTTTTCCATCCGGATAGAATGAACAAAGTATGTATTTCTTTGTTTCGTAACTGATATAAATCTTTTTGTCGTTGTATGTGTAATTTTGTGAAAAATCCATTGGCTCAAAATCTTTTATCATTCCCTTCTATTCTTTTACTTTTGTTAATAAATCGTTTTGCGAAAAACCTTCTCAATTTTAAATACTTTATTCTATTTCTAACATTTACACCGTTGAAATCTGCATTTCCGGTTTCGTATTCAATCAAAATCATTCGATCCAAATAATCAATTCTTGGCCTTTTCACGCGGTAATCTTTTCAAAGTACGCATAAATCAATGAATTTAAAGCCGCTACTATAAAAGCAATAATTATCAATTCAATGTTAAAAGTGCCATTATAATATTCAAGTTCAATTGCTATGGTCCAAACTGAAGCCATACACGTTCCGCAACCAATAACCGGCTTTAATATGTATTTAAGGAGTTGTGAATGTCTTTGCGCCCATTCGTACGGCATACGTAAAAAATAAAAAATCATTCCAGGTGATGAAATTATACGCAATCCAACGCAAAACAATGATATTATTAACGCTTTTAGTAAAATATCCATTTTTAAAAGAATATATTAAAACATTTTATCCAATACCATACAACCGGGAATACAATAAAAGGAACTGATCCAACTATTATTCCAATTGCCAAAAGGCCTTTCATAATATCTGTAAATCTCTTTAATTTGCTCATTCGTTTATTTTTAGTAATTTTCTTAATATAGGGTTTATTATTAACATTTGCAATAATACGGCTACAAAGATAATTAAATATATTTCAATCATCTGTTTAAATATCTTTCAAGTTCTGCAATAACTCTTTTATTGTAGATTAATGTCCATAATTCACCGTAAAGCGAAATATTTATATTTCCGTCTGAATTTATGTAATAAGCCGCAACCGCGTTTAAATCAAAAGTAAAATCAACATTTTTAAATTCCGGTTCGGGCGGTGAAATATCCAACTTCAACGCTTGTTCAATCTCTTTTGAGTTTACTAAAAATTCTGTTTTTGCTTTCATAGAATTACAAATATAATCATTTTATGTTTTAAATTTAAGCACCTAAGTCAAATATGTTTAATTGCTTTCTTGGCTTTGGTAGTTGTTCAGCCATTGCTTTTGCAATTCCTGGAAATGTTTTACTTCTCAAAGTGCTTCTTTCCTCATTTGATTTTGCAATACTTAAACTTTCAGCATACCATAAAGGTTGCCGTTTAGATTTACCCGTTTTTTTTTCAATAAATTCAAAAAATTCACCTTTTGAAACAATGTTTGTTGGCTCCAATAAATTTAAATTTTTTAACCAAAGGCAAGTTGATTTTTGTGCTTCATCCCCAAAATAATAAGGTTGAATGATTTGGTCCGGCTTTCTGTATATTTGGCTCATTATACCAATAGGATTTTCAATAGCAATTCTTTCAATTGGTGCGTGAACAAATTTCATAAAAAAATCAATTGCTTCTTGTTGCCTTCCATCTTTTCGCTTTTTTTCAAAGTGTGCTGCACCACTAACCGCCAAATGTGTGCAAGGGGGAAAAGCTATCATCATTTCCCAATTATAGGTTGAATCGTACATAATTTTAATAGCATCACCTATAATGTGCCAATCAGCATAACCACCGGAACATTCTTTAATATCACAACTAAATGCTTCGTGACCTAATTTTCTCAATTCTATTGTTACGGCCTGGCTTTCCTCACAAGCTACTAATATCTTCATTTTGCTTTTAGTTTTTTTAATTTGTCTTTAAATATAACTTTTATTTCGATAAGTTCCGGAATTGAATATTCTTTTAAACTGTTTTTCCTTTGCTCTAATTCGTCAAATCTTTGTTGGCCGATCTTCTTAATCAATCGCGGATAATATTCTGCAAGGTTGCCGGATTTGTTTTTGTTGCAGTTGAACCAACATTGACCGTGCGCATTATCAACATCCAATGCAACACTTTTGTTTTGGCCTTGTGGAAAGTAATGGCCGCTTGTTAATCTGTAAGTTCCTGGAGCAGCATCGCAAGAAATACATTTTTCGTTCTTGTCGCGTTCTCTAATATAAGAATTAAACACTTTCAACGCTTCTTGATAGTAATCCATCCAAGTTTTCATTGATTGCTTTAAATCGCGTGTTTCTTTCCTTTGCTTTTTTGCTTCCAAAACTTTTGAATATTCAATTGCACAAATTGGTGAACAAACGGCTTGTAAAGGCTTCATTCTTTCAAATGGTGTTTTGCATTGTTTACATTTATAAAGGCGTTTAGCTTTCTTCTTAGGTAGCTTTTCGGCTTTGTGTTTACATTCGTTAGAACAATACTTTTGATTAAAATAAACAACTTCAAATTTTATGTTGCAAACTTTACACCGCATCATTAAATTTATTCAAATTTTTCAATCTTAAATTATAACAATCTGATTTGTATTTCCAACTTCCAAAATCAATTTCACCTTCTTTTGCAAAAGTAGATTGTTC